TCATTAACAGCAAAATGCTTGCACCGTAACTTCATTTTTCGTAATTTTGCTACAAATATAATAAATAAAACTGATAAAGTTATGAAAGCAGCATTTTTAATTAGATGTAGTACCACCCAGCAAGACTATGATAGACAGATAGACGACCTTACAAAGGTTGCTAACAGCTATAAGTTTGAAACATCACCAGACTTAATTTTTGGTGAATATATTACTGGTAAAGATGATACTACTAAGAAGGATAGAAAATCTATAGAACTTATGAAAGAAGCTGCTAAAGCTCATAAGTTTGATGTTCTGCTAGTAAATGAAGTTAGCCGAATGAGTAGAGATAGTGTATCTGGTAGAGTTTATGTAAGAGAGCTTAATAACTTTGGCATACCTACATACTTTAGAGATAAAGGTAAATGGACTATTAACTTAGAAACTAGAGAAGTAGATGAAGCTTTTGAAAAAGAACTAGGTTTATACTTTGATGGTGCTGCTGAATATCTAAAGAGTATGAAAACCTTTACAGCATCTGGAAGAAGAAATAGATTAAGAGATAATCAGATGATACAAGGTAAGATATATGGATATAAAAAGTTAGGCGGTAAAGATAAGTATAATAGAAATACATTAATAGTTAATGAAGAAGAAGCTATTATAATAAAGTACGCATACAATACTTATATAGAAGAAGGTAGTACTATTAAATCTACAGCTTTAGCTATATCTGCTAAGTTTGGATTTGATTGTAGTATAGGTAAAGTATATCATATCCTTAAAAATACTAGCTATCATACTGGCTATACCACTGTTACCACAATAGACCCAGATACAAAGAAAGAGGAAGTATTTAAAATAACATTTGATACTATTATAGATGAGGAACTATATAATAAAGCCACTAAGAAACTAGTAGGTAATAGAGCTAGTAAAGTGATGAGAAGTAATAAGCAGAAAAAGTATCTACTATCCAGATTAGTTAAATGCTCTTTTTGTGGTGCATCTTATACACCATCTTTAAAGTCTACTGGCTATGTTAACTGGAGGTGTCATAGTCGTATTAATAACTCGCATCCAGATTGTAAATGTGAAATTAATCTTAATGATGATAAACTATCTACTGTAGTATGGGAACTTATAAAGAAAGAACTGTTACCACTTACTACATATAATAAAGAAGAAAAAGAAAGACGAACGGAAAAGGAGAAAGAACTTATAGATAAACTTAATGAGGATATAACATTATTAAGTAAGGAGCTAAAGAATGTAGATAAGACTTTAGAAAGAGCTTATACAGCTTATATATCAGCTCCAGAAAGTGCTGCTAAGCTGGCTTTAGATATGTATAATAAGACGCTTATAGAAACAACATCTAAGAAGGATGCTATTAATAAAGATATAGAAACAAAGAAGCTACATATACAATATGCAGAAAACAGAATAGACCGATATAATAGAGTAGATTTTACTACTGACTATCTCAATGATATAGAAACTGACAACAGTAAGAAACGGCAAGTATTTGAAGAGTATATAGATGCTATATATCCTTATAAAGCTGGTTATAGATTAGCAGTACTGGAAGTACATACAACTACTGGAGATTGCTATTATATCTTACTGGATAGCGGACAAAGAAAGCATCAAATAGCTACCTATATAAGATATGAGTTTGCTGTATGGCAAAACAGTAATAACAGATATAAAGCTATAGAATCTGGAGATTACTTTTATTGTCCTAATGCTTCTAACATAATGGAAACAGAAGATTTAGTAGAATATCTTAGCTTTAGAGAAATAGAAAAGGTATGTAATCTTAATAACTGGATATTAGATTATAGTGGCTATCCTAATAACCCTAATAAGAATCTTATTAGTAATATAGAGAAATATAATGCAACAAAAAATAAAGAAAAAATAGTATAATATATAAAATTTTATATATCTTTGTCCTAACTAAATTCTTAAAGATATGCAAATAAATTATCACATAGCCATAGTAGAAAGGTCTGTAGTAACTAAAGACCTAAAGTTTACTGTTAATCAAAGGAAAGTGTATAGAGAGCCAGAGGCTTACGAAGTATTAAATGGATTAGAAAGCTATGATATTGAAAGTGATTTCTCAAAGTATGTATATATGGTAGGAGATTCCCTTTATATTCAAGGTCATTGTATAGTAAATGATAAATATAAGAGTAATGAAATAATAAGAAGTTTATCTATTTATGATTTCTCACATTCAACTATGTATGTCAAATGCTATATATTCCTTTTTAGTGAAACTTATAAGGTAAGTTGTCGTACTACTACGGCTAGTAGTTACTGGAAATTATTACTTAAACTTGCAGCTGGAGGATAAATTAATATTTATCTAATATAATTACAAACTTAATTTTAAAATTTATGGAAAATCTACAAGAATTTCAAGAAGTAAAAGATGTTATTGATGCTTTTATGGCTAAAGGTAACAAAGTTGAAAGATTCAAAGAAATTACACAATATCTAAATGATAACTACGGTGTAAAGTAAAATAAAAAAGCCAGCTCCAAATAAGGAACTGGCTTTACTCTTTAATATATTAAGCTATCTATAAAGTCTATATAATTTAACCTACTACAGTGTAATCTCATATACTCATTTTTTTCTGTATCAAAACTAATTATTCTACCATCATCCATTACATAGATACCCACAACTTTTGTAGTACCTTTAACTATTCCATAATAAGCAGTACTATTAGCTTTATCTTCTTTTGGAAGAGTTATACCATACTTTCTATATTTAATAATGCTATCATTACTAATATAAGGATTAGCTTTTACTTTCTTAGCTAATTCATTACTTTTCTGGAGTATCAAATTATCATAGTATCTAATGGAATCTATTGCACAATAATCTCTTTGTACTACTGTATCTACAATCTCTATATTATTTTCTTTAGCATAAGTTTCTAATGGATTATTAGACTTATTGCAGCTTACTAATGTTATCAATGTGATTAATAAAATAAATAATGTCTTTTTCATAATGTGTATTTTTTAGCGTATTGTTTAGGTAATAAATAAGTTTCTTTATCTATATCTCCAGTTTTATAAACCGTACTATTAGGTAATGATTTATTTTCCAGTACTACTACTTTATCTGCTATCATTTTCTTAATATCTCTATAGCTAAATAGATACATAGTATCACCAAAGAAATAAACCATCCAGCAGTTATTAGTAGTTCCATTATTCTATAGTATATCCATATAATCTAATTTCTGTTTCTCCATTATATAAGTATCATAGTTTTCATATCTAGGATTTCTATTCTTAATCTCTACTCCTACTACTTTACTTTTATATGTAAAGAAACAATCTATCCTATCATAATCTCCTTTAGTAAACTATATATCAGTAACTCCTTTACTAAGTAAGAACTACTATAATTTCTATCTACCTATAAGTTCACTTTTCTAATATCCGTTCATAATGATTAAATTTTAAAGGTCATACATATATTTTATGTAATCTACATCTATTATTATTTGTTCCCATTCCTCTTTAGTTATACTAATTATCTGCTTTAAATCTAGTTTATTACTAGAATGATTATCTATCCACATTTCAGCATCATATATTTCTGTATAGGCTTTAATACTTTCTTTATATTCTTTCCACAACTTAAATACTAAACTTTTATTAATACACCATTCAGAATTAGGTAGACAAAACTTTTTATATTTATTTTGTAAGGATGTTTCCACTGCTTTATCTCCTATAGTAACATCTAATATCCTAAAATTTGGATTATCTGTTTTATATTGTATAAATCTGCTTTCTATATTTTCTGTATATCCTATCTTTATAAAAGAATCACTTTCTATTAAGTATATCATATAGTTTAAATTTTAAAGGTTAATTTCATTTTATCTATCATATATCCTTTAGTAACTTTTCCTCCTATTCTTTTGCTTTTTTCTACAGCATCATAGTAAGGAGATTCTGTTATTAAGGATGCTTTTACTTTTAGTTCTATTCCATACTTATTAAAGAGCTTAGCAAATATTGTTTTTAAATCCTTAGTGCTAATAAATCCAGCTCCTATTTCAGCATATATATCTCTGTAAACTCTTTCCAGCTTTATTTTATCAGCTACTCTAGCTAACATTTTTTCTTTATTATAATGGAGTGTATGTATTTCTGTTACAGATAAGTATTTAACAATATTCTCAAACTCTGGATAATCAGTTAAATATTCCTCGCTCCTAGTAGATAGATAATCATTTAATAAGTCTTTATAGCTAATTGTTATAGCTTTCTTAACTTTAATATTAAAATCATCCCAGATTTGTTGATTAGTATATATGCTAAATCTTTTACTCTTATTATAAGCAGCTCTTATACCAAACCCATCTTTATACTGCTTTCTGATTGACTGCTTATAAATAAATGATTGTCTTTTAAGCTCATTAATTTTCATTTCTCCATTAACTATAGAAATAAGAGATTTTTCTAAGTTTAAATCCTTACTATAGGATTCTCTTTCCTCATTACTCATTTTTTGCCAACCAGATATTTTAAGTTTAGCATCAGATTCTTTATCACTCATTAGCCGGTTAAACTCATTATCATCTAAGATATGATTATTATTACTATAAAAGTGTACTATAAAGTTTCTAAATATGTTATGGTACTCTTTATTATCTCTTAATCTACCTACTATTTGCTCTAATGTTGTAGATATATCTACTAAGGTAGTATCTCTGTAACCATCGCTTACAACAACAACTAAAGCATTATTACTAAACATATTACAACCTTGAAACCCTTTCTTTGTAAAGAAGTTAATCTTTTTATTAGGGTTGGTTACTGGCTCTATCTCATAATCTCCTAATATTTTCTTATTACGGATTCTATTAGCACAACTGATTTTAACCAACTCTGGATTTATCTTTAAAGTATTTACTATTTGCTCTATACCAGTAACAGTATTAAAGAAAATAAATAACTGTTCTACATCTATACCACCTATATTTAGACCATTTTCTAAAAACTCATTTATAAAGTTAGTAACACCAGTGATAAGTTTAGTAGTCTTATATCTCATTACATTTACTTTCTCTGTTTCGTCCCAGATTACTTTATAATGTGGTAATTCCTTAAATGCTGGTATCTCAAAACTAATATCTATAGGAGTAGCAGATAATAAAGAATAATGGTTAAACAGCTTGATAGTTTCTAATAGCTTAGTTATTGAATCCTCCCTATAATCCATTTCACTTAATAATAAATGATACTCGTCTACTACTATATACCAATCATTAGGATTATCTATCCATTTTAATATCTTATTACTAAAGCTATCATAAGTAACTGCTATTTTCTTAATCTCATTCTCTTTACAATACCTTCTAAACTCTGGCTCATATACTCCAGCATAACATTTAAAGATATTATATTTATTATTCTTATCTGCTGCTATACTATCTACTAAATCTCTAAATGGACACACTATAATATAATTCTTATCACAATTTGCAGCAGAATATGTACCGCCTACATCTGGCTTAGTCTTATTTATAATTCCATCTGGTAATCCATTTTTAAATAATTCTAATTCACTTAAATAACGGTGTGAGCCACCTTTAATAATAATTTCATTCATTTTTGATTAGTTTTTAGGGTTAAATTAAAAATATCTATCTAAAGTGTGTTTTTAAGGTTGTAACTTTTTTTAGTCTTATATAGGTAACAAAATAATTTTTTGGTTACATTGAAAATCAAAGAAAAGGGCTACTTAAAGCCCATTTTCTCGATTCAACCTAAAAAAATAATCATTATGTTTATCTATTGTTGCAAACACTTTCTCTAATTTTTCTATAACAAATATATAATATTTTTTTAGCGTTTCCAAGTGAATAAAAAATTATTTTTCTGATTTTTTATTAGACTACTTTAGGCTTTAATTTACGTCAAAATCTGGTATTTGAGTGATACAATTTTCTTAAAAATCAAGTATAAATAAGCATATATTCAATATTATAAATTTATGCTATAACTATTTGGAATACAGTTTAATTACATATATATTTGCTATAAGAATATTGATAGAAACAACTATAAATAATAACTATAATATGCCTACTTTATAGAAAGCTTCTAAAATTTATCATAACAGATAGGTAAATAAGGAATAGAGAACTGATATTTATTAGAGTAAATAGTGGAAAAAGTTAAGACTATCTTATATAATGTAGCATCCACTTTGTGAAATATGCTTAGCTTTAGGTAAGACTACTCCAGCAGAAGATATACATCATAAGGATAGCTTTCTAAACTACTCTGGAAATATGAGATTAAAAGTAGCTTATGATTATAATAATCTTATAGCTTTATGTAAATAGCATCATTCTTATTTACATAGAAATGGAACAACACACGGACTAAATTTAGATGCTGTTGTTAAAGAATTATCTCCTATGGTGTAATAGTAGCACAACTTTCTCTAAAAGAGTGAGATTCTGGGCGGAACAGAATGGGAGGACTAAACTTATTAAATAGATTGAAATATGAGAATAGACAAATTTATAAAAACTAATGATACGAAGGTAGAATAGCTTACTAAAATGATGGCTGAAACCTTAGTTAATGCAGAAGGTATAGCTAATTTAGCTTACTTATGGGATTTAGAAGATAGTCAGATTTATTTAGATTATTAGGACAAATTAAACCAGTTATCAGTAGAAAGGAAAAAACAATAATGAGTAATTTTAAACTACCTACTGGACTAAATAAGGAAACTAGGGATTATATGAAAGATGTAATTTCTCACCTTACAGAAGCTGGAGTAATGGAAAATGTAGATACTGCTGCTTTAAATATGTTAGCTAGATGTTACGATACTTTTGTATTAGCTAGTAAGCAATTAGAAACAGACGGCTTAACTGTTAGAAGTGATAGGGGTAATATATCAGAACATCCACTAGTAAAAGTTAGAAAGGATGCCATTACACAATCAATTAAGATAATGACAGAGTTTGGATTAACCGCTAAATCTAGAGCTAAGTTACCACAAATGGAAAATGCAGATAGTGAGTTATCACCATTAGAACAGTTTGTAAAGAGTAATAGGGAGGTAAGATAATGAGTAATAACATATTTACAACATTAGGAGCTTCAAATCATTCAGAAGGAAAAAGAGAAGAGAATGATTTTTATGCAACAGAGCCAAAAGCCATAATAGAGTTATTAAAATATGAGAAGTTTAATAAAGATATTTGGGAGTGTGCTTGCGGTTAGAATCATATAGCAAATGTATTAAAAGATAGTGATTATAATGTACGTTGTTCAGATCTGATAGAAAGGATAAAAGGAATAGAAATTAAAGACTTTTTAGCTGATACAAATACTGAATTATGGAAAGGAGATATTATTACTAATCCTCCTTATAAATATGCTTAGCAATGTATAGAAAAAGCATTAGATATTATACCAGAAGGAAACAAAGTAGCTATGTTTCTTAAAATTCAATTTCTAGAAGGAAAGAAAAGAAAACTACTATTTTAGAAATACCCACCTAAAGTATTATATGTTAGTAGCAGTAGATTAAATTGTGCTAAAAATGGGGACTTTGAAACTTATAAAAATAACAGTGCTATTGCTTATGGTTGGTTTATCTGGGAGAAAGGTTTTAAAGGTGATACTATAATTAAATGGTTTAATTAACTATGAAAGGATATTACCATTATGTAGAAGATGTACTTAATGGTAAAATAGTTGTTGGAGAGCTTATAAAATTAGCTTGCTAGAGATTCAAAGATGACCTACAAAGAGAGGATATTTATTTTAATGAATCTGTAGTAGATAAAGCTATTAATT